AACACTTAACAAACACAAATTTGTTATTAATCTTTCATAAACACAAATTTATGGAATGCAAGCAGTACAACAAAACGGTAATGCAGTGCTCCCAAACCCCTTGCCCCCAGTGCAAGCACGAGTGCCACACCCAAGATGGGAAGGACTCGCAGCTGATCAGAGACCAAATGCTCAGGGTTTCCAAGCGAATAACCAAGGCCAAATCGGTGGTGTTCGGCAATTACGCCAGGGTCAAAGAATGCCGAACCCACATCTTGCAATTGCAGGCGGAGTTGTTGCGGCTATCCGATCAACTTATAACTTTTCGCAACCTGCCCTCAAGATATTGCGAAAAGAATTTGGACATCTCCTACTCGACCCTACCGATCTACAAAGATGCCTACTTGGTGATAAACAAGGGTTTAAAGATCACCCCCACGCTTTAGGTGCCTTTCTCCGAGCATATTATGACGATCTAATATGCTATAATTACCATCCTAATGGTACCATACTTGATGTTGGTGGTTCGGTTAACCGCACCTTCTCAAGATGGGAAGAGGTTTCAATCGGAGGTCAGAGAACCCGATGTAACCAAGGAGAGAGGGTATGGACCATGGCTCCATGTTTAGATGGTCGAGATGTCCTTAGGAAGAGAGATCACTTTTTCAGCCTCCAGGATATGTTCATTGATTACAATGACAAGATGCCAAATTGTCGGTTCGCAGTAGACAATAATACTATTGTTACCATTAACAATGAACCGAGGAATTGCGATCATAGGGAAGATGATGCTAAAGGATTGCCAGTGGAGAAGTCTTTAGCAACAGCGCAATTCAAAACAGACCCAGATTGCCCCTGCCAACATTCTTACAGTGCGTACAAGAGCATTGAGAGTTGGTATTACCATGGGGTAGCAAAGGGTATCTTCCGGCGCCTTGCAGAAGATTATGAGGCTGGAAAACCGTCTGTAGGTTATTTCGTTGCCAACGACTACTACCGTATGTTGGCTAATCATGTGCAGGTAAAGGGCCAAATCAGATCACAAGTCTTGAACACAGGCACACCACTGGAATTAACTTTTAGTGGATGTGTAGGTGTTGATGGTGTTCCTGAAAGTATCCATATCATTACAGAAGACGCGTCTGGAACACTCGAAGTTACCGCACATGTTAAAGGAAATCCTGCTCCTTATTGCCACACGTTCCCCCGCACGTCAACCCGTGATACATTTGCCTACGGGTTTACACACGGTAATGTTAAATACCTCGCCTTGATGCAGAAGATCAAACAGACTGATAATGGCGAGGTACCCCTTGTGCTTTACAAAACCACCATTATTCCAAAGAAGATGTGCAACTCCTTTATTCATGAATTGGAGGTAGTCCCCTTTGGTGACTCTTGTGCATTTACTCTTTGGGATTTGATTCCAGAGGACCTTCCTGAGAAGGTTGAACCAATTAAGTTGGAGGATAAATTGGGTACAGATCTGAAATTATTTAATGAGGACTTGTTTAAGCACAAAGAGGAAGTGCGACTTGCTGGAGAGAAGCGATATGAACCAGATGCATTGAAGAAGAGGGTTGAGTCTTCTGTCTGGTTTTTGAGGACTGTTCAAAGGCAGTTCTGTGACCGGAACACAAAGCACCATATCGCTCTGCAGTACGTTAAAGGTGTCCCTCATTTGGTTGTTAGGAAGTACGTACGCAGTTTCTTTGGTTTGGTAGTTGGGTTTGACCAAAGATTTACAGCTATGGCTGATCTCCAAAGTGTTCTTGATGCCTATGTAGCCATCGGGGTCAAGAGCAATAGCGTCTCAATTCACCAGTGCCTTGTTCAGCAGCAGAGAGACGCAAAAGAAAAGACTTCAGAGATGCTAGGCCAAGGAGATGCTTTTATCATTGCAAGCATCTTGCGACAGTTCGAGGCCAAGCGTTATGGAAACATTACCGCTTAAGAAGTCGAGCCCAGCCCCTTAATAGGGGTAGTTGTCGGTCAAGATGGCTATGCCGCTTTAAGATCCTCATGTGTCACCATTGAGGACCGTCTTGACCCAGAGAAGCAACGCGGTATTAAAGATCCCAAGTTGGCCGGCAAGGGCCCATATGCGGGGGATCTGAGGAAAGTCGCCTGTGACCAAGAGGAGCATATAGGAGCAGACCAAATATTCCCAATAATTGGACATGAGTATTGGTATACACCTACCATTAAGCATCATTGTCCACGAACAGCTGTTGCAGCGTCATTACGTGCCTGTTCGAATAAAGTGAGCTATGATGATGAAATGTTTTCAAAGTTTTCCCGCTGGTTTAGACGTCATTATATACCTCGATTCCTTAGAAAGTTGGATAAGGAATTGTGGACTGTAGATTTGAATAAATGGCTGGAAAAGTACCCGATTAAATATAGGAAAGCCATGTTGGAGGCAATTGATAATAACCACATTTCAACAAAGGGGTTGTTAAAATGTGGTTTTAAAGCTTTTGCAAAAGTTGAGCAACAGTTCACAAATGTTCCACATGATTTGAAAGAAACGCCATTGAATGATGTTAAAGAAAGGCAAATATGTGGACCAAGTGATGAAAAGAAAGTTTGGGGAAATCCATTCATCAACTTGTTGGAAGAGGTAGCAACAAAATATTGGCGTCATTATTGTGGTCGTAAGAATTGGATTAAAATTTGCCGTACACTGAAAGATGGTGAAGGGAAAATTTTAAAACCTATTTGGGGTGAGTCAGATGGTTCTGGGTTTGATATGACCCAGTTTTTGGCAATGAATCAGTTAATGAATGAACTCATCCTAGCAGCTGCACGTCACCAGAATGTTACTTGGGTTGCACCCTTGTCCATTGATAGATTGGAAGAAGCTCTTCAAGGGAGTCTTGTTCTCAACGTCTCTGTAGATAATGGGATGCTCAAGTATCAGGCCGATGGACGAGCGTCAGGTGATGGTTGGACCACTTTTGGAAACACAATGCTCATGATTGCTTATTGGGAATTCACTTTCGAAACAGCTGGTATCGCTTTTGATAATTATTTCCTTCAAGTTAAGGGTGATGATGTCTTGTTCTGTGTTTCAGAATATGATCGTCACAAATTGGAGGAAGCAATTTCACAAGTTTTCACAAAATCAAAAGATCAACATAAGTGGGGATTAGGTCAGATATGTAAGAAGGTTAAATTTGGTCCATTGGTTGATCTTTCATTCTTGTCTAATGAATTTTTCATGACTTCACAAGGTGAATATAGGATGACAAGAATTCCAGCTAGAGTTTTGCAAACAATGTCCTGGAGTACCAAGTTACCACCACAGAAATTGGAGGAACACCGTAAGATGCTTTGTTTCAGTAAGGGTAAATGTCTCAAAGCATGGGCTGATGGCCTACCAATTTTTGGTGTATTGGCGGACAAAATGATTGCACTAGGGAAAGAAGGAAAGGTAAAAGATTACAATCAATATGCTGATGAGGATCGCATTTGGCACCAGGGACGAAATGATTGGGATGCCTATTTGTTTTACCTTGACTCTCATTATGGAGTCCAAGAAAGTGAAGTTTTGGAGGTCGAGAAAGCTATTTTAGGAGTTAGTAGTTTGAAGGGTTTGTTGCATTTGCCACAGTTGGAAAAGTTGTACTTCACGTAGCACAACGCTGCTACCAGAGGTTGATAGTCGGCAAGTAGTAAGTGTGAGCTGGTTCTTGATACTTTCCAGTTTGGGTTGTATGCCCCCTTATCACACTGAGCGCTACCGATGTAATCATTGGCTGGTGGTGTTTTGAGTGGCGGTTTCCTAGAACCTAATTAAAATCTAGGGTGG